CAATTTTCTTTAAACCCACTTATGCCCTTTTGTGAGTCAACCATACTGTTGGATTTTCAGGAATCTTATAACTAGCATATAGTGAAGGATACCAAAGCCTTTCACTGCTTACCGACCGACACCTCGCTTCTTCTTCCTTCCGTTATTTTTGCCGCTACCATTTGCCCGTGCAGGAACAAATCCGGATTCTCCATACAGGGACGGACCTGCATAGGGATCATCTATTACCACCTTACGGGGTAAGTAGCGGTTAAGAACGGTGTTCATTCCTCCAGCTAGGAAGCTGCGCCCCACAGAGCACACGCCTCTTAGCATAGAGGCCAACAACCCCATATCGTTGAAGCGCGCTTCAAACGAATGGGGTAAGCAAGGAGCTAGCTGCTTCTCAAGGCTAAGAGCCCCGGGATCATGCATACATGGTGCCATCTTATTGGCTGCCCATGGCGAAGTGCCTGGCACATTGACTTCCCACATTGATCTGTGTTTGACGTGAACGGATGCTACTCCACTCATGCCATCAATGTGAGATACAGTCCACCCAAGACTCACATCAAATCCGTCGTACTTCATCAAGGTGTCAGTGTTTTCCAAAGAACCAAGATTGTTTATCCATGTGATGGGAAGTCTCCAGTTGCCAACTAAATTGGACTGGGGGGCCCTCCATATTGGTCTGACGTCCTCAACTTCATTCCAAATGTGAGACCCGTTCCAATGCCTCTGCATATCATAGGATCCGGTTTTGATTATGTCCTGTCTAGCGTTCAAATCCTGTTGTGGCAGGTTATTGAAAGAGAATGGTGGAGTTACCGTGAATCTGGCTGGGTAAACCCTTTGCATCAGATTGACTGGATCCGTGTCCTGGACCAATACTTTCACGCTACTCTCTGTGCCAATTTGCCCAGACACCACTCTTCCCTGAGTGGCGGTTGCTGGAGCATTTAGGTGCAGGGTTCTGCCTTTACCCACAAATCTGAATTTTCGAATGAATCCCCACCCGCCGGCGGCTGGACTCCAGTCAAAATCAGATAAGACTGATGGCTTTAGGATGGACACTTCAAACCCGGCAGTCTCGACTGCCATGGTTATCTCATAGTGAAGTCCTACTATTGCTTCTACAGCCCTATTTTGGGGCCTGTACCAGCGGGGGTAAACAGCAGCATCCATGTTGTTTCG